GTTACTTTCCTGTCTTGTATAAACATCATTATTACTACCATAGATATTTGTAATGTTTGAATGTTCGTGTCCTGAGTTATTTGAGCGTTGACTTCCCAAAAACTTATTGTTAGAACCATGAATATCTAATCGTGTAAAATGTCCACCATATTCATAATCATCTATACTATGTAGTGTTCCGTCAGCATCAACTCTGTGTCCTTGATAGAAATCAACATCATTAGAATTGCCTACTATATGAAACTCAAACTTATCACCGCCACATGGAGATTGATTACATGTCTGTGTAACATTTAGATTGTTACTGTCACCATCCAAGTCACCACCCCAAGTAGCACTACTACCCCATGCTGAGGTGTATCCAACATAACTATTGTCACCTTTTTGGTCAATGTCTACTGTATTACTCGCACCACCAAAACTATAGTCTACTGTGTTGCCACTACCTTCTACTGATACAGTAATACTGTTTGAGTTACCACTAGTAACCTGTTCTATGGTAATCGCATTGTCTGCTAGTGCTTCAGTTCTGATTAATAATAATGAGAGAATCAGAAGCGTTTTCTTGAGTATGGAGTATGACATTACTACCTGCCTGATTAAGTTGTATTTGTGTTTGTGAATAGTTTCCAACTTTTATACTAACTATTCTTCCATCTACTTGTCTGTATATCTCCCAATCTTCAGTGTCTCCACCAAAAATTTGTGTATTTCCTTCTTCGTACTGTCCTGGTCGAATAGGGTTAGTCGGGAACGCTTCTACTTGCTCAAATATTTTAGAATTTAATACATCAAGTATATTTAGAAGTAAGTCTACATCTAATAAATTAAAATCTAATCTTGTAAAAACTAACTCATCTTTATTTAAAGCGTCTTTATCTAATAAATTTATATCAAGCTCGTTAAAATCTAGTACACCTTTTTCATTTGATACCTCTTCTTCTTTTTCCTTTGGTTTGCGAACGATCAATAAGTTATTAATCTGAGCTTCAGATAAATCTAAAATCACTGGGGGTGTAGGGGTCGATTCAGCTGCACCTACTACGGTCGCTTGATACGCCTGATTTAAGATTACTTGTCCAACATCTGACTCAACTTTAATTTCACCTACAGTTCCGTTCGCATCTGGTAATAGAATAATTAAAGACTTGCCAACTTCATCTACAGTCATACTAAAAGATGTTCCCAGAACACCAATTCGAGCAGTAGGAGTACTGATTGCAACAGCTTGTTTATTGTTTTTAGCAATCAAACCACTAGCGTATTTAACAGTACCAAGAGTAACTTTCAAACCAAGTTTACTTGTTGATGGAGAGTTAGAATCATAAACAAAATCATCAATTACTAACTTAGAGTGTTTTTCAATTTTTACTTTTGTTTTGTCATCAAAACCTATACGAACCACACCGTTTCCAGTGCGAACATCATCATTCATCTCTATACCAAGGTCTTTTTCAACAACAAGTTTATCTTTACTTCTTAAAAGTTCTGCGGTTCCTGTATTTTGCTCAACTTTTCCTACCGCTGCAAACGAATTAATCGGAAACAGTAACAGTAACAGAAGAACTACTACCATCTGTTGTAACATCTACGGTACTTGCCTCCGCTCCCGACTGAGTAACACTAAAAGTACTACTACTACCTGTATGATTTAAAGTAGTATCGTGCTGAGAAGCGCCACTCTTACTAATAGTAACAGTATTTGTGCTGCCAGTAATATCAACATCAGTAATCTTATCTGTAATACTTGTGGCAGTTGACTCTTCTGTAATAGTTACAGAGTTTGACCCACCACTGATATCAACATCAATATCAACATCATCAACACCTGACGAAGTTGCTCCAACATTAACATCTACAGTATTAGAGTTACCTCCACTGGCGTTAATTGTTACATTTACGTCATCGCTACCACCATTAGATCCACCAGTAGTACCGATATCAATGTCTATATCAGAAGAGTTACCTGTAATATTAGAGGTAATATTTGCAGTATCTCCATAAATATTATAATCTAGAGTATTACTAGTGCCTACTTGATCAATATCCATAGTGGTTGTAGCGCCATCACTGACACTATCAGCACTGCTAGAACCGACACGGTTGCTTGTGCCATCCTGATTAATATTAATAGTTGCGCTACTTCCTGTTTGATCTATATAAATTTCGTTATCCGCCAAAACAGTAGTAGAGAACAATATTAATAACATAGTTAATATTCTATACATAATTATAGCTCTCCTAAAAATCCCATAACCTCTTTCTTTTTCCTTCCTTAACAAGGCCAATAACAGCCGCCTCAATTGCTTGACGAACTGCGTAATTTACTGGCTCGTTTGTTGAGGTTCCAGATTCGATTTCTAAAACTTTTGTTCCCATATCAAAAAACTTAAAAATATTTATACCTGCGCTTGTGCTTAATATCGTTTTCTCAGTTGTTATAGCCATTAACACTTCGCCCGTTAAAACGCTAATAGCTCTCAGTCCAACAGTAACAACATCTACTCTCCACTCAGCTTGAGGTCCTACCCCTAGCCATCTTACTCCAGTGCCTCCAGTAAATTTATTAGAATCATACCCAACAATACCGCCCTCAATCATAATTCCTGCAAATTTCAAGGGACCAAGTTTCTTCGCATTGTCCCCTTCAAAGTTTTCACGAGTGTTTCTAATTAATTGTCTTTCTTTAATTAAAGCATCTAACCCACTACGCTCAACAACTTGAAAAAAGTTTCCATCACTTAAATCCATCAAAGCTTTAATTAAGTAAATTTCCGCTCCTTGGGTAACAGCGCTGCTTAAATTTGCTAACGTATCAGCCGGTTTTCTTTGTCCAGTTTTATCAGTAAAACTATAAACTGCTACAGTTATAGGGTTACCGTTTGCGATAGGAGGAAAGTCGTAAAGAGTTTCCTTTAGTGGTGTTTCAGACAGTGTAGGCGGAGAGGCAAGCTCTTCCATAAAAGCTTGACACCCTACCAAAAAAAGCATAGGAATTAGTAATAAACATCTTACCATCAGTCATCCTTACTAAAAGCCAAAACCAGATAACGGAACAGTAAGGGTAGTAGTAGTCCCTGTCGCTTCAATTACTGTCATTGTTAAATTAGTTCCATCACTATTATATTCTATAGTGTTTCCTAAAATTTCAATTGTCCCGCTTTCCTCGGCTGCTTCTCCAAATAATTTTTCACTTAACTGTTTACTTAGCTCTGCATAAACTCTACTTTCAAAGTTTTTCATAAACTTATTTATATTTGTATTTTCTGCAGATCTTGCAGCCTCTCTTGCTTCAGATTCTTCTCTAGCTTTTATATCAGCTTTTCTTTGAAAAGTTAAATTCTCAATCGTCAAAACATGAGAGCTGAATCCCTGTCCATTAAAAGCTGGGGATTTATAACTATGCCTGAGCTCTGATGCATATGCCACACTAATACCTAATAGAAATCCAATCATAAAACCAAATACAAATCCGAAAATACTTGCTTTGAATAGATCCCATCCGTCATAATAGTAAAGGACAGTCTTCATTGCCATTTCCCATGCTCTGGCTTCGTGTTCACTTTTGTGTTTCATTTTTCTTCTTCTCATTTTCTAACTTTCTTTGAAATTCTAAAATCATATTCAGTTTTTGATTGAGACGAATCAAATCATTATCAAGCATACGAACACGGTCGATCAATCCAATCAATGTGATATTGGCATCATTGATCACTGGGTCAATCTGTTTTGTTGCCCAGGTCCAAACATAGTAAACGAAATAGCCAAGACCAACTGCTGCGACAATCGGAAAGCCAAAATCCTTAATTAATTCTGCTATATCCATTTTTTGTAGGCGTCCTTCATAACTGTCATTAGAGGTTCTGATTTAACCAGAACACCTTTACTGTTGACTATGAAAATATCATCTTTTTGAAATAGTCCTTTATCAAGAAGTTCTGTTTCAGTATCACCAATTATCGTGATATTACCGTTTGGATCAAGTCGAAGCATATAATCACTCCACCATACTGGTTTATCTCTCATTAATCTTTCCTCGCATCGTTCTTTCCGTCAGCTCGTGCAATTCTGTTTATATCTGGAGTAACATCGAATGCATTACTCATTAGCGTGTCAATTCTAATAATGTCGTGATTCATCGTTTGTACTCTATTGTCTAAAGCACCGATGATACCTTTCATTCGATTTACAGAATCCATGACACCATCAAGTATGAAACGCATTGTTAGAAAAACAAAATAACCACCAGCCATTGCAGCGGCTATTGGAAACCCTACTTCTCCTATTAGTGCAAATATTTCCATTAACCATCTCCAAAACAAAAAAAAAGGTATACTACATCTATAAGTAGTATACCTTAATTTTTTCTTAACCTCAAGTAAAATTAATTTAAATTAAATTTGGTCCTTGGTTAAAAAATACTTTTAATTTTACCAACAAGAGTTTCTTCTTGTTCTTGTGGTTTTTCCTCTTCTTTATTAAACCCGTCTATGCTGTCATTTGTCTTTTTATAATACTCTTCATAGGCAATGATAATTAGTCGTTGTTGTTCTACTAGCTGTTTTATTTTAGCAGTGTTAACACTTAAACTTTCATACCCTCTATCAGACAGGCCAAAAATAACAGGGTCAAAATTCTTCTTATCTAAGTCTGCAAAAACTTCCTTAAAGTTTTTTTCTGTTACAATAATCCAATCAATTTTATCTAAGTTAATCTTGTCAACTGGTGGAAGGGTTAAAGGAACTTTCTCTAAAGATTTTGTTGTAATATTTATGTCTTTTGTTGAACTACAACCACTAATTGCTAATGTACTTAGGATTAGCAATGGAAGTACAAGCTTTGTTAATTTGACTTGGTTTCTCAGCATTTTCTTCTTTCTCCGTTAAAGGTTGACCACTAAAGATTTCAAAACATCTCATAACTTGCTGTGTACCTTTATCAATTATTCTTTCAATAGAACCAGGCTTGGCAGCGGCCATTTTACCTATATCCCTAGCTCCTAATAGACTACTTACTTTATTAAATTTAGACTGTAAATCTTCGACTGATTTTCTTGAATCAGCAAACTTAGCATTTGCTTCTTCTAATAACTTTGTAGATTGAGCAATATCTTCTTTTTGCTTTTCAATCGCTTCATTCTGCGCAGAAATTTGTGCTTTTTGACCAGCAATCTGTTGCGCTTGTTCCATTAATGTTGCTTGAGTATTTTGGTAGTACCAATACCCTATGCCTCCCATTAATAGTATGATTACTATAAAAATTTTTGTCATCCTATTACTCTCATAGACTCAACTAACATTACTGTCTGCCTTTCCAAAAATGAGTGCCATAATAATGGGTTTTCGTATATAGAGTTTTCTTTTCATAACCTTGATCTAATTTATAGATCTTATTTCCATCACCATCATATTCCCAGACTCTTTCGTCTGGATCATGGCTCTGTACTGGACCTTCTTTAATTTCTTTGTTCATGCAATTGCTCTCATCCTATCTACTAAGCGTTGTGCCCGGTTTGTTACTTGACGATACCAAGCCGAGTCAACCATCTCATCTGCAGCCCGATTCCAGTCTTCAGCATCAACACCTGCCTTCATACCTTTGAACTTTGATAGTCTGGGATAACCTAAATTGAACATCATATTAGCAATTATTTGTTGAGCTTCTTCTGGCAAATCGTAAAACTCTGAATAAAGCTTGTGGCAGTCTGACAAGACTCCTTCGATATCCGATTCGAAGGCTTCAGCGACTCTATCGGCAGAGACAGCCGTTCCGACTTCCCATCCATACTCTGGGTCGGTATTGCGTATAAGGTGACCAATCCCAAAAGTAGGATAACCAAGATGATCCAAGTATATTTCATAAACTACTCCCTCGTCAATTTCTAGTTGCTCTCTTAATTCATCAACGTTCATTTTTTTTTACACCTTTCTTTAATAACTTTTAAAAGTTCTTCTAAAGAATGAACTTTACTTACTTTTCTAGCTTCCTTCAGGGTCTTCTTGCCCATTTTTATATTTTTCCTCTATAGATTTTACTACTTGCCACTGTTTATTAGTAAGCTGTGGAAGTTTGTTTTGAAAAGATAAACAACCTTGTAAAAACTTATGCTCCCTAAATGTCAGTTTTTGTTTCTTTAAAAAATATTCTAATTTTTTATTAATTCTTCTCGTCATTATTTACCTTATATACAAAAGGATCTAATTTCTTTAATTTTCTTTTTTTTAAATAAAATTTAATTTCAAATAATAAACTATACCACCAATTAAACATATCTTACTCCGTTAAACTTAACATTAATCTATCTTCTTTTGATAAATTTAAAACTCTATGAGGAATATCTGACCTAAATCTAAACGCATGCCCTTCATGTGGAACCCAGACATAGCCTCCTTCAAACTCAATAAAACTATTTTCATCACAGTGTAAATAAAAATTAATAGTTTTAGACATAGTTTTATGCGTTTGATCACTATGCCAATCTATGTATCCTTTTGATTTCAAGATTGCAGCATAAACTGTTTTATACCTTGTTCCAAATAACCAACCACAAATATAAGGGCAAACCCTTAAAATTCTTTGAGGAGTGTATTCTTTAACTAAGTCTGTACTAATCCAATCTTTTGCTCCAGAATATCTGGGTTTCATTATTTTTTCTAACTTAAAAAGTTCTTCACAAGCAGCGGATAAATTAATCTCAGGTAATTGCACCGCTTCGTAATAGTTCATGGTATTTATTTACTCTATATCTAAGTTCTGGTAAATAATGTTGCATATTACCAGTAAAAATTTGTGCTCCACCAGATTCAACTGTAATTAAAATTACGACTTGTTTTATCTCAGTGTTAAAAAGTTCATTATGCGCAAATGCGTATCCACAACACTGAACATAATAATCTTTAATTTGTTTTACGTTTTTCTTTTTCTTTGAAGTCTTAAAGTCAACAATTGAAGGAATCCCTTTCCATTTGCCCACCAAGTCTACTCTACCTGCGTAATGTAAAGACGGACTCCACAAAGCTATTTCTTGGGCCCAAACTTCCTCAATCCCTCTTTCACCAGCTTTGATCAAATTAGCAGTCATTTCTCTAACATCTGCTCTTTCTTTCATCAAGTCTGGTTTAATATCTTCACCATTAAAATGTTTTTCTGCATACTCATGGACTAAAGTTCCTCTATCAGTTGCTGCTTTTGAAATTCTAGCCGCTTCTTCTTCTCCGACTTTTTCAATCCATTTTTGTAACCAAACTTGGTTTTCGGAAGTCTTTCCTAAAATAGTAGTCATGCTAGGAAAGTCTCCGTCAGGAGTCATATAAGTTCTACCTGACTCTAAAGTTTCCGCGTATACAGAATTAGTTACTGAATAATCAATCATACATAAACCTATGCCCTTTAATAGTTACATATTCATTCATTTCTTCAGCCCAATCAGGCGTTACCTTTTCGTGAGCATAGTAAAATTCTGAAGTACCAACTAAATTTTTTGTCCTGTTATTATAAACTAGTATAGCAGCATAAACAGAATCTTTCCACATATTTTCTATTACAGTATTGATATTACCGTCTTTTCTTTTTATAGGTATTTTATCAGAATAACCATCACAATACCAACTAAATTGACATCGATGTTTAATAGGGTAATACTGCCTTTCTTCTTTGGGTAACTCTTTTCCTCGTGTTTTCCAACTCTCACGGTGAGGTCCTTCTGTAATTACCTCACAGACAGAATTTGGATAGTCTTTTGACTTTACACGATTCATCACCACTTGAGCAACAGCAATCTTACCGTCAAAAGGTTCTCCCCTTGCTTCAAAATATAAGTTAGCAGCTAAACAATAAATTTCATTATAGTTAACGGGTTGAGTATACCCAACAACTGAATTGGATATGTTAAAAAGCACTAAAAGTGCGGGTAAAGTTATTTCCATTGCTTTCCTAAATATTCCAAGTTTGACCCACTAATTGCTATACACATATTATCTTCAAGTCCTTCTGGTTTTATAAAAATAGTGTAACGTTTATTGTTAAAGTTTTGTGTTATTATAAGTTGTCCTGGGGGGCGTCTATCTGTTTCAGATACATCTGCTATAAAGATAATCTTTTCACCCCCTTGATCTTGCCATACTTTGAGTAAAGTATCAACTTTTCCACAAGTTAAAGCTAGATTAATAGGAAATACTGCTATAGATTCTTCTGCAAAACTAGGAGTGGTAACTAAAAGTAATATACTAATTAGCAATTTTTTCAAATACATTTTTTATCTCCTTTTCATAATCTTCATATGTATTTACGATGGGCTTACCTTTAACATTTAAACTAGTATTAATTAAAATAGGTTTTCCATTTTCTGTTGTTATTCGTAATACCTCAGCAAGCCAAGGGTTGTTTACACTATCAACCACTTGAAGTCTCGCAGTATTGTCTGGATACTTAAACCACTGTTTAGTTTTTGAGTACGCAACAAACATCATTTCATAAGAAGGGTTAACAATTTCAAAATAGTTATTAGCTACAGAGGATAGACAAATTGGAGCCCAAGGACGCCATCTATCTGTTTGCCTACCTTTTATATCGTGCAATCTAATAGAATTAATTTTATTTGGAACTGCTAGAAAACTTCTATTTCCTAGTGCTCTTGGCCCCCACTCTGCTTTTCCTCTAAGAACGGGGACTATTTGTCCTTTAATAAGTTTTTTTGCTGTTTCTGCAGGGTCTAAGTTGTCCCCTGCATCACATCCTAAATATGCATTTTTCCATTGAGCAGGAGGCCCACACAAAACTCTTGGATGTAAAACACGCTCTCCAAAAGCAGCCCCCATAGCTCCTCCAGCGTCTCCTGCCGCTGGTTGTACCCACATCTCTGTAAAATTAGTTTCTTCAAAGATTTTTGTGTTAGCTACGCAGTTAAGAGCAACTCCTCCTGCATAAGTTAATTTATCACATTTTGTTTCTTTTTGGAGCCATGCGGCGAGAGTAATCAAAATTTCTTGTAAGAGTAGTTGGGCACTTGCAGCAATATCAAAATCTAAAACTCCTTGTCCTAGTCCTCTACGAAAATCTTTTAAACACTGATAACTAGAAAAATCATATTCTAAAAAATATTTTTCCATATATGGTAGCCATTTTGGGTTCCCAAAAGCAGCAGCGCTCATTGTTTTACTTTCATCTAAATTTGGTTCATAACCAATTAAACGGGTTATAGAACTATAGAAAAGTCCCAAACTATTTGGGTGTCTAAATACTTTTAACCAATTTATGTTTTTTCCGTCCCAGTAACCTAAACTTGTACTTTTATTTGCACCAACGGTGTCCACTACCATTACAGCACAAGGATGTCTTGTATCCCAAGGGGCAGTAAAAATTGAACTATATGCATGAGATTCATGATGATCAATAAACCAAACATTCTTACCTAATTTGCTTTTTATTTCTCTACGTTTTGAAAAAGAAAGTTTATCATAAAATACAAAATTATCTGGTTTTCCAAAATGTTCAATAGCATAATCTATTGAGTGCTTTGGCCAAGACGAATCGTTTTTAATCCTAGAAAATCTTTCTTCTCCAGAAGCAAATAATATTTCATTATTTTTTGTATAACAAACTGCGCTATCATGATGTAACGCACTAATTCCTAAAGTTTTCATGTACCCTCAAAAGGCAAAAGGGAGCGCCGACCAACCAGCACTCCCTCTTAACTTTATTTTATTTTTAATTATTACGCAGCTTTAATATCAAAAGTCTTGATGGCTTCTTCATTACGCTTAAATGTAATATTTAACATTCCGTTCTTCAACTCAACGTCTTCAACCAAGTAAATTGGTGAGACAGGGAATTGCACGTGGAAATTTTTCTTTGATAGACCTTGGTAGACAACAGAAATATCCTCTTCATAAGGTAGTCCTGTTCCTTTAACTTCAAGAAGTCCGTCTCTGTAAGTTACTTCTAAATTATCTTTAGTGTAACCTGCTACTGCCATGTTAATAGCAATAGTGCCTTTCTTTTCATCCCTAACAACATCGTAAGGTAGAAAAGCTTTAATTGGCCTAGTTAGATGGTCAATATGCCCCATCATTAGTCTTTCCATTGTGTTAAATAGTTCATTTCCCATTTTTAATCTCCTTTTCAGCAAGAAATGTATAACTCCCATTTCGGCAAGTTATACTATATTATGACATAAATAAGTTGTATTAGTCAACTTTATTTTTTATTAAAAGTGAGCTGTTACCCATATAAAAATTATATGTGTGGTTTTTTGGTTTAGGAACAATGTTGAGATTAGCAGTTGAAGCTGCCAAAAGTTGATCTTGTGTTTTAACTCCTAAAACTTCAAGTAAAGGTCTTATTGAATATAGTTGTGCCTCATAATATTTTTTATCATAGCTATATAATTTATGATAAAACCAACTATTCTCATTCCAATCTTTATGTTTTGTTGAGTTAAACTTTTCTAACATTATAGGAGATATAGAATTATATATCATATTTCCTTGTCCTGTTTTAGTAAGTGCAAATCTAGTACTAGGGCCTCTATCTCTAACAGGACTATTATCTAGCCACCTTTTTACGGTTGAGTCAGAAGTTTCTGCTATATTTGTTAAACCTTTTATATTTTTGTTTTTTAAGTATTCAATAAAACTTTTATCTTGTAGTAAAGTACCATAAACTATATGTGATTGTTTTAATTGTAGCTCTGGAAGGTCTGTATGAGTAAAAAATTCGACGTTTTGCCAATTACTCATTCTTTCGGTATTTCTAGTACCATAAAAAGACCAAACAAACGTAGAATAAACATTTCCAGTATTAAAATCAACAGATATAAGTGGTTTTTTATCTCCAAAAATATAAGCAATGTTTTTATAAGCCTTTAATCTCTTAACATGACTATAATCCACTAACCCTGCTGCACTTAAAGAGTGATACCCATTAGACCGCATACTAAAAGGACTTATTCCTAAATTAGTATAGTCTTCTGTAAATAAATGTTTTTCCCAACTTTTCTTTTCTTTTACCAAATGCTCTTCTGTTAAAGTAATTTTGTTTAAAATAAAGTTTCCCTTACTTTGAAGTTTTTTTGCATAGTTAAAACTAAATTCATAGTTGGGATAAATAGATTCTCCATTAATTGCAAAATCATACATTAATACTTCGTCTAATTTTATACCAAAATTAACAAAACAATTTAAAACAGTTAAAGAATCTGATTCTCCGCTATACATTAAGATTAAATAATCGTATTTATTACGTAATTGTTCACAACGCTCTCTCAATAAATCACTATAAGACGCTTTCACATCTTGTGTCCAATCTATAGAGTGCCAAGCTTCGTCTATCTGATACTCGCATTCTGCAAAATTTTCTCTATTTAAAAATCCCATAGTAAATTCTTTTGGATTTAAATATGTTTTATTTAGTCCCTTTAATAGTTCACTGCTCATTTTTGCACCTGTGGTGACCAATGAGTTGTTCTTCCGTCATCTAAGGTAATTTTTTCTACTAAATTTCCATAAGGATCTTCTTTTTGGGAATAAACCATTACCCCAATACGAGATTTCATCATATCGTCTGCTTTTGAAGGAAAAGCTACATAGTCACCTTGATTATTGTACAAATCAGAATAGTTTCTAATAGTAGCTCCGCCAGATTCAAATGAGTTTTTAAGTACAGTTTTTACCGCTTTATAAAGTCGCAAAAGTTCTTCTTCAGAACACTCGAAGACTTTACGATGTGGTGCCAAAGCACTGAGGAATAAACTTTCAGATTTGTAAATATTTCCCACGCCTGATACATTTTTTTGCTCCATTAAAAATTTTACTAGTGATTGATTTTTTCTTTTGTCACAGATAGATAACCATGTTTCTTCATCACAAGGCTCATTTAGCATATCTGGACCTATTTCATTTAATTTCTTTTGTAATTGTATTTTAGCTTCTTCTCCTACAAAAAACTTAAGAGTGCCAAAATTTCTCATATCTGAATAATAAATAGAAGTGTTATCGGTAAAATCAAACCTAACTCTAGCATACTTATTATCTTCTGTTTTATAGGTGCCAGTCATTCCAAGTGTAGAAAATATAACACCGTTTTCTGTAAGCCAATAAATAAATTTACCTTTATTATTAGCTCCTAACACTAAGTGCGATTCGTCCACTAACGTTTCATAAAAATCTAAATATCCATCTGGTTCTTTTTTAGTGTATCTACCTGTTAAAAGTTCTATATCACAAAGTTTTTTATTTGCAACAAAGTTGTTTAATTGTCTTGCGACGATTGTACATTCTGGCCCTTCTGGCATTTATACTCTCTTTCTTCTTTTAGTTTACGAATTAAATAATCATCCCAACTTTCATAGGGATTATCTATTCTCCAATCAAATTCTAAATGTTTCATTCTGCATATCCTAGTTGGTTTGTATACCAAACTGCGATTGTATATCGCTTTCCTGCATAAATTTTTTCTACTCCATGAGTATACTCTATTCCAGCAGGAAAACACAACATTAAACCTGGTTTAGGTTCTACTTTTAGATCAAAATCTTTAAAATAAAAATTTCCGCCATTACATTCAGAAAGATAAAAGATAGCAGAATATGTTCTATAATGTGTTGGATGAAGGGTTGATTTAATATCGTCAGGAGCATCAAGCTGCCAAGCATTATCGCAATGTAAAGTCATAGAGTCTCCCCGTTCCCATCGAGTTAACTCTGTATTGTCAGGAACACACCATTCTTTGTAATGTTCAATAATCTTTTTTTGTCCTAAAAATCTAGCATAGTTTAAAGCTTTTGCATAAGATGACCAAGGCTCCGGTTGTGTAAAATGTAATAGTTTATTGCTTAAAGTCTTTTCTTTAAACTGTTCTATTTGTTGCCCTGATTGTGAAAAAGTTTGTCGGTACTTTTCACATAGTTTTACTACCGATTGACAAGTTTCTAAAGGAAGAGCATTTTCTTCTATAATTATATTCATTTTTTTGTTACTTTCTTAAAAGTATTTAGTAATTTATTATCTTCAGAAAAATATTCTTTAAAAGCTTTAGTTAAATCTTTTTTAGTAAAAGAAGCATACTTTGCTGAGTCTATAAAGGTTGTAATAGTCCATCTTCTGTTTGTTACTGGAGGCACAATTCTATGAACCATAAAACAGGGGAATCTTACTACTTTTCCTGGTGATGGATAAACTCTTGCAATAATTTGATCAGGAACAGGAGCGCTAAACTCTGTTTCCCAAACCCTATTTTTATTTGGACTCCATGTACCAATTTCTAAAGGAGTACCTTCATTTAGATATATTACCTCTGTCCAATATCTATCAGGTCTAGGAACGCTCACAATTCCGTCTGTATAATCTAAATTATCAAAATGCCAATCATACTGATCACCAGGTTTTAAAAGGATACAAATTCCAGTAGGTAAAAATTTAGAAACCCATTGATTACCATACCATTCAACATGTTTTTCTGCTTTTTCTATTAAATGATCAGAGGCTAAATATATTTGTTGATTAAAAGTTAGTTCAATGCAATATTTCCATTTAGGGTCAATGAAATCTTCCATCTATTATAAATCTCCTTTTGAAATTCTTTTGCAATCTTATTATGTCCATTTTGATTAGGATGTCCTGACCCGTCTGGGTCACTTTCTCTATACTTGTATAAATAATGCCACCAAATTGATGGATGGTCTTTTAATAATTCATGTTCTAAAACATTTGGATAATATATGGGAACAAGTAAAAGTTTTTCTGCAGGAACATAATTTAATACGGCAGATACACTTAAAAGTGCAATCCTATTATACCAACTAAGTCTCGTAAACTTTTTAAACCACAACTTTCTAGTAAGTTCACCCCAAACATCACCTTCTGCCCAATCATAAGGAAGAATAAACTGTTTGTTAGCTCTTGGGTCCGCCCTAAGATGGTGGCCTACTAACCAAATTAAATAGTCATAGTTTTCTGGATAATTAATAATTACATCTGCTTGATAATCAAGAGTAGCACCCATGTCTTCAATTTTATTATTAATGCCTAGTTGCATAGGCCAAGGAATGTCCACAGCTAAACTTGGTAAAGAGTAACTATTTCCAATAAGTAAAATTTTACTTGTGTCAAACTCTGACATGAGGTATAATCCAGTATGAAAATTATAATTTGTGGAGACTCATATTCTTTGGGAGAAGGATTGTCTTCTAAAGATCAAGTTTATGGACATTTACTTGAAAAAGAATTAGATTGTGAAGTAGTAAATTTATCTCAAAGCGGAGCATCCGAATTTCTTATTACATCACAAGTTGAAGAAGCTGTCAAGCTAAATCCTAATTTGATTATAGTTGGCCATACTAGTGAATATAGATGGCAAGTTAGAGATAAAAGAACTGGTTGGTGGCAAGGAATAATTGTAGCTAATTGGATTGAAACCAATAAAAAGCTATATAAAAATTGGGTTCTTAGTGAGCAGCTTTTAGATAATCGTAGAAAAACTCCTGAACATAAAGCAGCTTGGCACGCAGCAGGTATGTTATATTATTCTGAAGAAGAAGTGGTACAAAGAATGTGGCGTGCTGCAGTAGCTTTACAAATGTTATTAATAGACAACAAGAATGTTAAACAAATACATTTTTGTTGTTTTTCACATTTACAACCTTTGCTAGAAGAATTAACTACAGATTCTGTAAATTTTCCTTTAGACGCTTTAAAACATAAAGAAAAAGCCCCGGATGGTTCACATGCGGGGCCAGGTCTTCATAAAGAACTTTCTAAAATTTTAACTGCACATATCAACCAAGCCCATTAGTTCTTGGTGTGACATATCAACATCATCTTTGTTTTGTTCGTAAACAACCTTTGCAGCCTTACGAGCGAGACTTGGGTTAATACCCATTCCCTTAATTTCTTTAATAATATCATTATTAGCTTCTCTAGCTACATCCATCTTTGTTAGATTATCTACATAGGACTCAATAAGTCCACGTAAATCATCCTTCATCGATGTTGATAGTTCTACTGTCTCCATGTCTGTCATTGTTATCCCCTTCAATTAATGTAAACATTTGTCTTACAACTTCTGGATTTTTTCTCAAGAAGTTTTCTTCAACCAACAATTGTAACACGTGTTTAAAGAATTGAACAGCACTATCTGTTTTTTCTTCGTGGTTTTGACCAAATCTTTTTGAATCAAAATATTCTAAAACCAGAGAATTAGCAAAAAGCATATTTGCTGCTCCAACTCTGCGTGAACCTTTAGCAGGTCCCGCCTGTCTTTCTTCACATAGTTGCCAAACTTCAGCTTCCATAATATATTCTTCGTACTCATTTAGAATATCTAAAGGAGTATCAAGCAGAGCTTCTTTTGTAATATCTTTAAATGCTTCTAGTTCCTGTTTAGTTACTTTTATCAAAGTCCTTTCTCTCTTTCCAATCATTGAAAGTAGTGTAAAGATTATTCTCAATAAGTCTAGACCAATTTTCATCGTTTTCCCCTTGAAAAAAATGTTTGGTTTTTGGATACCAGTTATTAGTATCGTCTAACCAACGGTTGTCTGGTATTTTTCCATGTAACATCCATACAGGAACATTACAATACCCAGCTAAATGTGCTAAAAGCGTATCTACTGATATTAATAAATCTAGTTGTTTAATAATGTTAATCGTGTCCTCAATTTCAATAACATTATAATTTTTTTGTAAAGACTCTTGTGATAAATTTACAAAAGTAATTTCTTCATTTTTGTGTAAAAAATAATCAAAGTATAAAGAATTAAGGGAACGCCATTGGTCATTTGGATGTCCTTTTGATCCTTGTAAGCAATATCCTACTAATTTATTCTTTTTTGGAAGTAAAACATTGCTTGATTTTACTATCCACGTATCTGGTGCTATGACTGGGAATATCTTTTCTAATTCCATAAACTCAATCTTGTGAGTATAGTCCTGTGGAATTCCATTCCAACCGTTTATAGTAATATCGGTTAGATATTTACCATAATTTTTAATAAGTAGCGACTTGAAACTCGGAGGTTCCTTAGTAGGGTCAATCCACGGTTCATAAAAGTTCCCTTTAATACGAAGTCCCAGTTTTGAACTTCGTTCAAATAGCAAAGGGATATAGCGCAAAAACTGCACCATATCCCCAAAGCCGTAGTTTTGATATACTAATAAGTTTACATACTCTGTGACAGAAGCATCATAACTTATTAAGTTTTCTAATCTACTATCCAATCTTGTACTCGCTCCACTGTTAAAAACCAAGCTATAGACTTGGAAATATAGATATTTCTTTCTTTTATCGAACAGTTCATAGCGTGAACGAACTCCGTTCGTAAAATTTCCCAAGGATTAAGTAAATAGTTTCCTGAGTCTATCTGATCTGCAGGCACACTATTGACGTCTACCTGAAAAAACTTAATTGATGGATGCACGTGAAGGTGCGTTGTCAAACACTTCGTTTGAGCGTAGTCCAATAATATTGAGAGCATTGCATCATCGTATTTTTTATTTTGAACACATCGTCGAAGATTTTTTTCTAAATTTCGATATGGATTTTTTGAATTAAAGTATAATTTCATTTTTCATTGTTTTTTTTGAACTTTGTTCACGCTTTAAATTAGCACAGTTTTGGTCAACCGTCAATCTAAATTTTCATTTAATTTTGACGCAAACTGGTGCAAAGCCATATCGTCTAGAGGTTCATATATTTCTTCAAGTCGTTGGGGCGCTAAGACTCCCCACACTTCTTTTTTGTTGTACCATGAATGACGTTCTAATTGATCTAAATAATTATTGATTACTCGAACTGCTCTATTATACTCTCGTGTGACTAGTGAATTCATTGGTTGCCCTTGAAGTCGTGTCATCCACTCTAGTGCTAAAGCTGGATTCCAACGAACTAGATTTTGACACTCTCGAATTGTAGTACGAGTGTCCCAAAAGTTGAAGCCAAAAATACCTTTATCGTTTTTAGTTTTTGCCATATTATCATTTCCCTTGTTGATAAGCCATTATAACAAAATACAAGTAAAATAGCAAGCAAAAACTGACTAGAAAAGGTTGCAGTAAGAAATTTATTGACTTTTTTTTACATATCAAGTATAGTAAGTGTATGTATTATATTACGTCAAAAGAACTAAAAGAAGAAGTTAGAGTTGTCATTGAAATGATCCGCGAAGCGAGTTCAGATTTAGGTGGCGACCTTAACTATTTAAATGATAGGTTTAGTCAGCTTGAAGAAAGAATTCAAGCTTTAGAAGAGCAGTTTATGCATATAAGCCGAGGACCTACCAATGAATAGAAAAATTATTGGAATTTACAACTTTTACGGAATGAATTTAAAAAACAACGTAGAAAAAACTGTTAGCAAGTTGCAAGCAGATTTTACTCATTTAAATATTCAAGTACAAAATAGTGAAGGAGAAGCTGCTACATATTTTGGAATTAATCGTTTTCCTACTTTTTTGTTTATTAAAAATGACGCAATCTTACTACAAGTAACAGGAAAGTATATGTATGATCATTATTTTAACCAAGTTATAAATCTTGGTTGGAATGAAGAATAATTACCAAGGAATATATAATATTAGATGCTAATAAAAGTTAAAAATAATAATGTACTGAAAGCTTATAAGCTTTTGACTCGAAAACTTCAAGATGATGGTCACTTTAGAAAACTAGGTGAAAAGTCATATTATATTCCAAAAGGCGAAAAACGCAGAAAGCAAAAAGCCGTTGGAATATTAAGAGATAAAAAAAGACAGAAAAAGGCTGAAGAGCTTTTCATTAAACAAGAGCAAAGAGCTAGGTTTAACAATAAACGTAACAAATCCAGATAAACTTTGACAAATACGGTATAAGTAATGTACTCTTTATAAGAAAGGAAAATTAAATGAAAGCTTATAAAGGTACATTCACTAAAAAGAATGGAGAGGAACGAATCATGATTTTTAGTAGAATCAAAGATCTACCAACTAATTTTGTTGCGAGTAAGATTCAAGGCGCGGGTTCAGAAAAAAAATATCCTGATGGGATGGAACTTGTTTGGGATTTAGAAGCTGATGACTTTAGAATCTATAATTGGAAAACTGCAAAGATAACTGATGAAACCGAGATAGATGAAAAGCTATTCGGTTAATATAATTTTGCGCCCTAGTATTTTAGATAATGCAGGTCGCGCAATTACTAAAGCTTTAAACGGACAAGGATTTCCAGAAGTAATAGATGTTAGAATAGGTAAGACTATTTATTTTAAAACAGATAGAAATCCAGAAGAATTTATTCATTATCTCTATAATGAAGTTATGGAAGATTATGAACTTAAGTGTCTTGATGACGCAGACTGAAAACTGAACTGGACGGGGGTGCGATACCCCCCGCCTCCACCATGAGAACAGAAATGAAACATTTAAAAGAAACAAATAATACCTACTTTAAACACATGCTTAGAGCGTTTACTATATCATGTATTTTAATTGTTCATGGAATTTTTCCTTGTATCTGGGAAACTAAAGCTTCTGATTTACTCTGTTCTGATGATGGGGGCGAAACAGGATCGACAGGCAGACAATAGGGAAGCCGAGAGACAGGTGCGCAAGCAACCTTAATCGCAAGAAACTTTACAAATGCCAACGATAATTTCGTAGCATCTGAAGATTACGCTCTAGCAGCTTAATCGTTCGAGGTATGGGCTCCACCTAGCAACAGAACGGGCCTAGCAAGGATTACTATGAGTATTAAAGGTTGTATTTTACCCTGGATTCATGTTCACGGAAGCATTACTGGGCAATATAAAGTTTGTTGTTTTTCTGAAGGCAGTATTTCTACAGATCAATATAATTTAGGGGATCATAAAAAACCCATCACTGAAATTTGGAATAGTGAAGAGTATAGAACATTAAGAAAAGATTTTTTAAACGGCAGAATTCCAGTTCAATGTCAAGAGCCTTGCTATGATAAAGAAAATCAAGGTGGACATAGTCATAGACAAGAAATGAATTTCTACTGGAATAAGTATGCTAAGTTACAAAAAGAAGAATTTACAGATAAGGAGGGCTTTCTTAAAAGCCCTCCTATTTATTTAGACATACGGTTTGGAAATATATGTAATTTTAGATGTAGAATGTGTGGTTCCTTTGCCAGTAGTCAATGGAGAGAAGAAGACGTTTTATTAAAAAGAACTGTAAACCCAATATCTGATGTCTGGACAAATAGTGAAACACTATGGAAAGAATTGGAAAAATTATTACCTTATATAGAAGAATTATATTTTGCAGGTGGAGAGCCTTTAATACAAGAAGGACACTATAAATTACTACATTTTTTACTTAAAAACAATAAAACAGACATAACAATTAATTATAATACAAACTTATCTATACTAAACTATAAATTAGAAAATATTTATGAGCTATGGGACAAGTTTAAAAAAATAAATCTTTGGGTAAGTCAAGATGGTTACAAAAACGTAGGAGAGTATATCAGAAAAGGACTAGAGTGGAATCTTTTTGATGAAAATTTTAAAAAAGTTCTTCCATATATCAACTCAATAAGTTGTACTTTTCAACTGTATAATGTTTATGATTACACAAACTTATATTTATATAGTAAAAAATACAACAAATATACTTATCCAAGCCTGTTAACCAGGCCCCAACAGTTATCAGCACAAATTCTTCCAAAAAAAGAAAAAGATAAAATTATGAGTCATTACAAACATTTCTTAAATAAACATAGAAATATGTTTAAAAGTTGGGAGATAGAAAAATTTATTCAATTATTACAATGGTTAAAACATGAGCCAAAAAATAGAGAAAAGCTAGAAAAAGAGTTTAAAATACGCACAGAAATTTTAGATAAATCTAGAAATGAAAATTTTACAACAGTAGTACCGCAGTTGGCTGAGTGGTATGAAAATATAAAAGTATAAAACTTCTTGCTTACCAATGTAAAAAAATTTATAATTATAAATAGGAGTAAATAATGATTACTTATACAATTAAATACAAACTCCCAAACCAATGGTTTTGGAGAAAAGTTTCTAATATTAAAGAAGATGGAATTGTAGAAGAAACAGGCGCAAGATGGGCGTTTGATAAATATAATATTAGATATGAATTTCCATCTAATTGTTTATTTATTTTTGACGAAGATAGACACGTTTTAATTTTAGAGTTAGAAGAAAAGAATAAAAAGAATATGTCAAATAGTATGACTATTCCTACACCAACAATACCAGTATAATGTATATTTATTTTTTAGCAAGCAATGTAGAAGATACACAAAGCGGTAATCCAAGATACATTTGGGAATCTGCTAAAAAATCAGATATTACAAAAAAGAGTTGGGACAGTTTACAACAAAGTATCACAGAAGATGATAGAATTTTTATTATTGACTCTGATTTAACAGATAAGCAAGTTCAAAACTTAGAAGACTCAGCAAGGGGATTAGTAACTCATATAAAAGTTCCTAAAACAGAAGATAAAAGACAATATCTAACAACTGCTTTAGAAACAATTGAAGATAATTTAGACTATTCTAGAGGACACTTTTTATTAGAAGATGACTACTTATTTGTGTATGACGCTTTAGTGATACTAAATCAATGCTTAGATCACTGGAGCGGGTTTGTTGTTCCTGACGATGCGCCCGAAAAGTACGTAACGCCATATGAGTCTCAAGTTTTTGTAGGTACAGACAGACATTGGAGAACTACAAAAGAAGCAACATGGTGTGTAATGGCTAATGCCCCTACTTGGAAATATTATATTAAATTATTAAAAGAAAACGCAAAATCAAACAATTATCATATTTTTAGAAATAATATTTTACAGCAAGTTCCTTGTATATGTCCATTACCAGGAGTTGCTACACATTTAAAAGATGGGCATATTTCACCACTAATTGATTGGGCAGAAGTTTGGAAAGGTATTGCTAAATAATGAGAGTATTTGTAACAGGAGCTGCAGGGTTATTAGGAGGCCACATTGCTAGAAGGTTAACTAAAAATCACGAAGTTTCTGGGTGCGATAATTATATCGGTGGACTCAAAGATAACGTACCAAATATAAAATTTTTTGAAGAAGATATTTTAAATACAAAAGAAATCACAAAACTAATGAAAGGATGTGATGTTGTAATTCATACTGCAGCACTTCCTTATGAGGGGTTATCTGTATTTAGTCCTAAAATTGTAACAGAAAATATTGTAGCAGGTACTGTTAGTATTGCTAGTGCAGCCCTTGCTAATGAAGTAAAATTATTTATCAATTTTAGCTCTATGGCTCGTTATGGAAATCAAACTCCTCCTTTCACAGAAGATATGCCAACCGCTCCAGAAGACCCTTATGGGTTAGCAAAAGTCCAAGCGGAACAACATCTTGCTATGCTAAATAAACTTCACGGATTACAATATTTAACTATTGTACCGCATAATGTAATTGGGATCGGACAAAGATACATGGATCCATATAGAAATGTTGCAGCAATTATGATCAATAGATTAAAATTAGGTAAGAAAATTGTAGTTTATGGAGATGGAGAGCAAAAACGTAGTTTTAGTAACGTCTATGATTGTGTTGATGCGGTTGAAAGAATAGTTGAAAGTAACAGAAATTTGTGTGGAGAAGTTTACAATATTGGACCTGACGATAATGAAATTTCCATTTTAGAATTAGCTAAAAAAATCGGTCATCACTGTGCAAAGTATCCTCACTTTGAACATTTTCCAGATAGACCTGCGGAAGTAAAGAATGCTTGGTGTTCTTCTGAAAAAATTAAGTCTGAGTTTAATTATAATACTACCCGAACTTTAGATAGTACACTCCAAGAAATGTGTGCTTGGGTTGATAGACGTGGTCCAGAAGAATTTAATTATGCTCTTGATTTAGAGTTCGTAACCGAAGCAACCCCTAGAACTTGGGTAGAAAGACTAATTTAATGTCTGCTACAATTATTTGTCCCTATGTTTTTGAAGAAGAAATCTCAGCATTAAAAGAAGCATACTGGGAACTTCCTTTTGTTTTTGAAAGAGATACACATAAAATTGGCTCTGACTTGATGTTTGAGCGTATGTGGAACAACTGTGATACAGACATCATTATTTTTCATGCCGATATGAGACACTATGAAGATGATGGCGAAACTCTTTGGTATGAAGAATTATGTAGCTACGCTGAAAAATATCCAGAAGCAGGGCTATTAGGAATGAAACTATTATATCCTGCTAAGAACGATGCAGGTCATCATTGGATTGAAAGTGCCGGCGGTAGATTTGATGAAAATGGAAACCCAGAACATTTTGGTAGCGGACTAGACATGAATACTCAACAGTTTTGGAAAGAGCCAGAACAAGATGCAGGACAATATGACCATGTTAGAGAAGTTGCTTGGACAACTTTTGGTGGTGTTTACATTAGAAGAGAAGTGATAAATCAAGTGGGAAATTTTGATAGGTCATTTGAGTGGACTTACAACAGAGATGTAGATTATTGTTTATCTGCCCGAGAAAAGGGATGGAAAATTTATCAAGTTCCCACAAGGCTCTTACATTGGCAAAGTAGAGATAACAGAAGAGTAGCTACTCAAGGAAATAGAGACGCAGAAGCGAGAAATAAAGACAGAGTTTTAACTAAATGGGCAGATTCTCCTTTATGGAAAACTTTAAATGAACGAGTGGGTCACCGAGAAGATGGAGAATTCGATGTTTAAGTGTATTAGGAAATGGCTAGGAGTTGGAGACACACCTGCTGTCATTACAGAAACTGAGCTTAACAAGATGACAAAGAAGGAAATTGAGGAATGGGCAGCAGGTCATGGTATCAATTTTGATCGTCGTCTTACAAAGGCTAAGATGATTAATGAACTAAAATACCACACAGTTGTAGACTAAGAGGCGTCAATGAAAGTAAGGTACAGTAAAAATGGATGATGAAGAAAAACAATGGCTAATTACTGAAGACGAATTAACTAGTATGATTAAAAATAGAAAAATTAATTTATCAACTAATAATAGAATCTGGAGTTCAACCTTACTAGCAATAATGACATTAGGTGCATTAATGTTGGGTTTTGGTATTTTACTTATTGCAACATTAATTTTATTTTTACCATTAGTTATTATATTTTTACCAGTTATATGGTTAGAAACTAGAGCAAAACGCTCAAAAGAAGAGGAATATGTATATGAAGACTATCATGAAAGAGAAGATGACGGAACATCTGGAAACAATTAATTCCACAGTCACTAGAAACAGATCAAAACTAGGACAAAGACAAGAGGAAATGTACTCCCTTGCAGGTGAGGGTATGAAGCATTTAGTAAATGCGCTATGTGATACAGGAATGCCTGTTAACTATTTAGAGCTTGGAGCTTATAGAGGAGCGCTAACTGTAGCAGCCGTATGGGACAACCAAGTTACTGCATATGTAGTAGATAACTTTAAGTGGGATCAAACTGCACCAAATAGGTATGCAGAAGAGGGACATCCTAACGTAGAAACAGCTCTTAATAATAGTATTAAAGCGTATAAAGAATCTTGGAAAGGTCCAAATGAGATTACAGTAGTTAAAGGAGATTTAGAAGACCCCTCTACTGTTAAACAAATTGATAAGAAAATTGATATTGTTTTTCATGACGCAAATAAAAAAAGTAAGTGGGCTGATGACTTTTTAAGTCAATATAAAGGTACTTTAGACAAGTTTTGTCTTATTGCAGTTACCAAATTTCAAGATGTAGGAACTAGGGGTTCTTTTGAAAATGCCTTAAAAGACAATAATTTTTCAATTATTGCTTTTCAACCAATTCCAGATACTGGGGCTGGGTTAGATGGGCGTTCTGGTGTTGGAATCTATTATCTAGAAAATAAAACAACTCCCGTCGCTGCAGCACCGAAGGTAAAAAATGATTAAAAAATCAGTAATTTCCCTTATAAGTTATGATGCAGAATATCTTCCAGATAGTATTGCGAAATACTATGATTATGTAGATGAGATTATCTTAGGGCTTGATAAAGACAGAATCACTTGGAGTAATAATTCTTTCAAGTTTGATGAAAATAAATTGTGGAAACAATTAAAATCTATTGATAAAGATAATAAAATTGAAATTATTGAAGAAAACTTTCACCCATCTCAAACACCTATTGAAAACGATAATTATGAAAGAAACTTCTTAAAAGAAAAATGCTCTAATGATTGGATTTTTAGTTTTGATGCAGACGAAGAGTTAATAAATCCAAGACACTTCTTTTTTCAGTTTATTCCTATCATTGAAAGGTACTATGATAAGTATGATTTTATGTTTACTTGGTTTACTCCTTGGAAAGAAGTTGAGGATAAGATTCTTGTAATCGCTAACGAAGATAATACATTTCATAGAGAAGCTCCACAAGGATTCATAACACATAAGAAGTTTAATTACCAATACGCTAGATGGACTACTAATACAAGACAGATTTTAACCCCTCTAGTAGTTTTACATTGGAGTTTATGTAGAACAGAAAAAAATTTAGAACAGAAAGTAAATAATATTGGACACAGCGACATTGCCAACGAAGATCCGTTTTTTCATAACTGGAAAGCAACTAACATGCAAAATTACCAAAACTTAAGAAATTTTAAAACTTCAGGTTTTGGTAATAACCAATGGCCTAAGCTAGTAGCTATTCCTGCAGAAAACTTAAGAGCAGTTGCTGAAAATCAATTAAATTTATGTTATTAATAGGTATAAAATGAAGTTAGAAATAGTAGGAAAATTTTACGATAATCACTCACTTGCAAAAGTAAATAGGAATTTAGTTTTACAGTTTGATAAACTTGATAACTTAGACTTTTTTATTACTCCAACAGATTCTTTTTCTCCTGATAGTAAGGTAGATAGAGAAGAAATTAAACTACTAAAAAAGTATGAGCTTAAAGAGCCTCCTTTCGAGCCAGATATCCAACTAAGACATTCTTATCCTCCTATTTGGAGATGGCCTCTTAGTGAAAAAACTAAGATTGTATATATCCAACCTTGGGAATGGAGCAAAGTTCCTTTTGAGTGGCAATACAAATGGGAAACTTTTGCTGATGCTATTATTACTCCTAGTCAATGGACTGCTAATATTATTGCAGAAGGAGGTATTGAACCCAGTAAATTAGTAGTTGTTCCAAATGGATATAATCCTGATATTTATAATACAGACCCACAAGAAACAACTTTATTTGATTCTTCTAAGTTTACTTTTACTTTTGTAGGTTGTGGTCAGCACAGAAAAGGATTAGATATTCTTTTAACTGCTTGGAGAGATGCTTTCGTTAAAGCAGACAATGTTCAATTGTTCATTAAGGATACACCACAAATTTATGGGCAAAGTAATATTATTAACGAAATATTAACCTTGCAGTATAAATCAGATTGTGCTACCATAATTTATAATGAAGATAATTTATCTGAAACAGAAATGGCAGGTATCTTTAAAAACTCTTATGGACTAGTACATCCTTATAGAGGAGAAGGTTTTGGAATGCACGTACAAGAAGCTTTTGCTTGTGGTGCAATTCCTGTTGTTACAAAGCATGGACCGACTGACGAATTTATTCCTGATAATCTAGCAATGAAGATTAACGCGCAGAAAAAATTTATTGATCTAACAGATAGAAACCTTTTTGCGACTAAAGATGGAGATAGCTTAACATTAATGAATACTCATAGTTGGATAATTGAGCCAGTCGTTGATCATTTAAAAGAGTGTTTAAAGATTTTGTATTTCCATCACAATAAAAAAGAATTAAAACAAAAAATTAAAGAACATCAAAATCATAATACATGGAAAAATATAGCTAAAGGCTATGAAGGAGTCTTACGTGACATCGCAAGAGACAAAAAGAAACCAAAACGATTTAGATAATGAGTCTTTAGATGAAAAACTCCTAAGAGATTTTCACTATAATGCACCTATTATTGATGAATCTGTTACAGAGTTGCCTTCACTTACAAAAAAAGCAGAAATTTATATTTCTAACGTATTAGAGAATGATGATTTTTTTAGAATCTCTATTGTTGGTGGAGGATGCGCAGGGTTTCAATACGAATTTTCAGTTGATAATGTAATTACTGAGGACGATATACAATTTAATAAAAGTCCCAAAGCTTATGTAGATAGTGAAAGTTTAAAATATCTGCGGGGTACAGAAATAGATTGGGTAAAAGATAATTTTACAGGACAAATGATGGTTAATAACCCAGGGGCAAAAATGGGTTGCGGTTGCGGCTCAAGTTTTATGTATGACTTTGAATTACCAACAAATAGTTAAAGAAAGTGGGTTACCTTGGCTACCTTTAGAAATACCAATTCCCCATCAAGAAATGTTAGAGGAAGCACAGGCCATAAAACATTTATTTGTAGCACACAGAGATCAAGATTTTCAAGGGGGGTATAGGCATAAAGGATGGAAAAGTTTATGTATACACGGAATTTCAGCACAAAAAACAAATCATTTTACAGAGTATGGATATAAGTCAAATGAATATGCTCCGTATTGTTGGACAGAAATTGCTGAACTTTGTCCTGTTACAACTACTTTCTTTAAAGAAAGATATCCGATGGCAGACTACTATAGAGTACGATTTATGTTACTTGAACCAGGGGGATTTATTAGTCCACATATCGACACAGAAAAGTCGTCACTAAGTCCTGTAAATATAGCGTTAAATCATCCAGAAGGTTGTATTTTTAAAATGGAAAAACACGGAGTCGTTCCTATGAAACCTGGAGTTGCAATGATGCTTGATGTAGGTAATAGACATGCTTACATTAATAAATCAAAAGAAGATAGAATACATATTATTGTTCATGGTAAGCCCTCACAAAAATTTAAAGAATTGGTAGTAAAAAGTTATGCGTCCTATGGGACTTAATAGAAAATATATTGTAGGTATTTTAGACGATAGACAGACAATTTTTAATCAAGATTATGCAAACGCTTTCAAAGAATTAACTGAGTTTTTTACTCGCTTTAAATACTTTGGAAAGGTATTACATGGAAAATCTGTTAACGAAATTTTAGATAAAGCTATAAAAGAAGAAAATATAGAATACTGTGTAATTCAGTCAGTAGGACATTTTATAAAGGAAATTAGTTTTTTTCAATTAATTGAAAGATGGATAGAAGAAAGAGACTTTTTTATTACAGGACATATAATTGATAAAGAAACTGTAAATATGCAGTCAAAAGGTGATGGATACTACGGGCTACACAAACAGTGCCTTTTGGTAAACTTAAATTATTACAAAAAACTAAATAAACCTGATTATGGTAATAAAAATAAAAAAGACGTAATAGTTGCCAAAGCAAAACGACATAGTAAAGATATACATGACGATTATACCCCGTTAGGGTTATTTCCAACTGAAGAAACTCAAGTTTGTACTCCTATTGTAGATGGTTGGAATTTTATTAGTAAAAGTTTAGAATATGGATTAACTGTTTATAATTTTCATCCTAAGATAAGAGATTCAAAATCATATGCGTATCCTAATAAGAGTCTAAAAGAATTACAAAGTCAACTAAGTTGGATAAATCAAATTTTATCTCATGCACCTAATTGTGTATTTTTTTGGAACACTGAGAATTATAGAGATTTACAAAGAAATTCTAATTTAATAAAAGAGCCTATACAAAAATTATATAGTGTAGCAGCTAGTTTTAAACCAAATTTTATCTTAAATACTTATGGGTTTACAGATAGTACTGAAGTAGTATACTATGATTATAGTAAACAAGCACTAGCATTTAAAAATTTATTATTACAACAATGGAACGGATCAAACTACCCACAATTTTTATATGATATTAAAAGTAAAATTAATATTAATGAAACTACTCATAATCCTTACGGACAAGATAATTATGAGGAGCTGTGGGAAGTAGAATGTGAAAGATGGGGCGGAGCAGATAATATTAAAGAACATTGGGATAGATATAAAAAGTTAAAACATACATATGTTCATTGTAATATTGTAGAAAATGCTGAAAAGTTTTATAGAAAAATTGATAATACTCCCAATTCTGTTATTTGGTGGAGTAACTGTTTTCATACAGTAAATACGCATTATACAAGAAGACTATCAGAAGTTGAAGACTTATACAAAAGCTGGTTAAATAATATAGCAGAAAAAAATCCAACTATGTGGGTTTTTGGAAAAGATTATTTAAACAGACCTGTAGAGGGGAATCAAGTAAAAAATATTTTACTACAAGGAGATAATTAAATGAGTGAAGCAATCGAAAATGCTATTGCCTGGGTCAAAGAAGGTAAGCCTTTAGACCAATGGCTAAGAGTAAATGGATACACTGGAACAGAAGGTGATAAGATGAAAGAAGCTATTAACACTGCTATGGTTTCTACAAGAACCGCTGCTCCAGCAACTAAAAAGGTTGTAACTGCCTCCCCCGCAGTTAAGGCTGAAGAAGATGACGAGTCTTCTGATGCAGACGAGTAATTTTAGTATAGCAAAGTCAACCCTCGTAGGAGAGTGGTCTTCTGTTTTAGAAAAACTTCCTTTTTTTACTTGCGACGATTATGATTTAAAAAACGCAATAACAGGAGTAGCTTTAAAAAGTGAATCAGGTAATATTAATGATTTACTAAGAAGCAAAGACCCAGAAAATCCAGAAGACTACTCTCTTACCGCTCTTTACGAACATCCCACTATAAAAAACTTAGTAGACTCTTTTAAGTTGGAAACAACGCGCATTCGGATTTTTAAGCAAGAACCAAATAAGTTTACTAGTTTACATGTAGATTATAATAATACTAATTCAAAAAAAGAAGAATTCTTAATAAGAATATGGACAGCCCTAAATGAAGATGAAAGTTTTGAGTATTATTTTCAAGAAAATGGTATTTCTACAAAACTATTGTTAAAAAAAGGACAATCAGTTATATTTAATCCAGATAAAGTATATCACGGAGCGTATAATAAAAGCACGTATAAGACTAGGTATAGTTTAAATATAATTGCTAAACCAAATAATTGGTTAAAAAATTTTATAAATAAAGAAGAAAATATTGTAATATGAATGAAGAAATAGGAATTGCTTATATAAAAAATGCTAACCAAGTAAAAGTTACTGTTAATGAATTTAGAGGTAACATGTACGTTCATTTAAGAGAGTATTCTATGGACGGGGACACTGGAGTATGGTATCCTACTAAATCAGGTTACGCAATTTTAGGAAATGAACTAGATTCAGTAATAAAAGTATTGCAAGAAGCAAGCGAAAAAATAGCTGTGTACTATAGACAAAATGATACACAGTTAAGTTTTAATTTTGAGGAGATAGCTAATGAGTATGAAAGCTTGGTCTGATGAAGACGAAAAACAATTAATTTTCCTATATACAGAAGACGAGCTTAAAGATGTTCACGAACTAGCTGAAATATTCAATAAAGGCTATAGAAGTGTTATCAGTAAGTTAGTACAATTAAAAATATATGAAAAACCTACCGAAAAATATGAAGAACCTAATAAAACGGTTAAAATGATGTTGATCGAATTAGAAAATATGTTAGATATTCAAATCGAAGGCACGAATTTAAATAAAAAAGAAAATTTAAAATCGCTCGTTGCCTCTGTAACTGCTCTATATAATTTAAAAAATAAATAAGAGCTACGCCTATTCAAAGCAATAAAACAGTTGCTATGTTCCTTAAAAATAGTTAAAATACATATATTCGATGAAAAATATTGAGTCGGTCAAAACAGAAAAATAAAATGTTTATAAAAGACCGAACGTGTATGTAAAGTTCAAATTAAACTTGCTATACGTAACTTTTCTTGATATAATGCATCATAACTTACAGAGAGTTAACAAACTCTCTAAATTTTCAAAACAACAGAAAGAGGGGAAAAAATAATGAGTAAGTTTGATTACACCGACGAGATGATTACTCGTATGACCGAAGCAGCTTCCAGTGGCGTCACAGAAGACGTTATTGAGGCTCTAGTTGACGAGTTTGAGTTTCCTCGTCGTTCCGTAACCGCCAAGCTACGCAAGCTAGGTTACGATGTTCCTAAGAAGCCAGGTGCAGCACCTGTTTTCTCAGCCGAAGAGACAGAGGCGCTAGCCCAGTTCCTAGAATCTAACAGTGGTGTTCACACCGCTGAAGAGGTTGCCGACACATTTGAGGGTGGTAAGTTCACCGCTCGTCAGATCAACGGTAAGGCTCTATCACTTGAGATGACTCAGCACATTAAGCCAGCTGAGAAGAAGATCACACCAAAGACCTACACCGCTGATGAGGAAAGCCAGATTGCTTCTATGGTTGAAGACGGCGCCTTCCTTGAGGATATCGCAGAGTCAGTTGGCAAGAGCGTCAACTCAATCCGTGGTAAGCTTCTAAGCATGGGTCTAAAGGCCGAGCAGAAGAACAAGAAGGCCGCGAAGTCCGATCCTTACGAAGGTATTGAGGACATGCTTGACCAGTCAGTTGAGGCAATTGCCGAGAGCTTTGGCAAGACAGTTCGTGGTGTTAAGACTGTTCTTACACGCCGTGGTCTATCCTGCGCTGACTACACTCCAAAGGGTGCAGACGACTAATAAGGAAGCTATTTAATGTAGCCTGAAGTTACAGAGGTCACGCCTCTGTAACTTCTTTTATTTATGATTTATAATGAAGAAGAATTAACACTAGGTGAATTAGAAGACGATACTTTAGCTACAATAATAGCTCTCGAAGAACGAGAAAAAAGTAAGTACATTCGCCATTTAATTGAGCAATATTTTCCAAAAGTTGAACCTGACTCAGAAGAATATTCACATCTTCAACTGAGTTACAGGACAGGGTTCTTAATAGAACATCTTTATAGGAATAATGCCCTTCTTCAAGAATGTTTTACTATTGTGTATACAAAACAAGGTTTGATAAGAGACGTAGTAAACGATTTGTATTTTACAGACGATCATTTGATAACACATTAAATCAAAATATATATTTACAAGAAGTCTTAGGTTTTATATAATAAACCTAAGACTTTTTTTTATGGAGTAAGTATGGAACAATATTTTAACAAAACAAGTAAAAACTGGCGGCTCGGTCTATGTTGTCAATTTCACGACAAAGACTTAGCTACTAAGTTTAATGCTAACACAACTACAAAAACATATTTCTTGAAAGATAATTCAAGAGCCAGAACAGCTGCTACTCGTAACGTAGATAAGCTAAAGTGGATTATGGAGTATCTAGGAACTCAACCAGAGAACTTTCGTTGTTATCGAATGACCTCTGACATGTTTCCTGTGTATACTCTTCCAGAAGCACAAGAATTCTATGACGGATTTATTGGCTTACTAATTGAGAAACTAAGACTAGCAGGTAAAGTTGCTTTAGAAAAAGAAATTAGACTATCTATGCACCCAGGACAATATACAGTGCTTGGGAGTCGAGACAAAGAAGTTGTTAAAAAAGCAATTGAAGACATTGAGTATCATTGTCTGATCGGAAAATCAATGGGTATTCCTGCAGAAGACTTTTCAGTAAATATTCATTTGCAAGGTCTGTATGGCGGAAAACATGAAGATGGAATTAAACGATTCGCAACTAACTTTGAGTATCTTTCAGACTATGCTCAAAAAGCATTGTCAGTGGAAAACGAAGACAAACCTAACGGTTATGACATTGAACATACGTTAGAGCTTGCACAACGAATTCCTATTAAGTGCACTTTAGATATCCATCATTACGCGTGTCACCGAATGAAAACTTCTGAAAAAGTTAAGAATTCAAAAGGTGATATAGTTAATAGAAAAATTAGAGATGAAGTAGAGCATATTACTGTTAATGATGATTTTTTCAAAGAAGCAGTAAAAACCTGGAAAGGTCGTCGTCCACTATTTCACAAGTCGCAATCATTTCCTATAGATAACGAAAACTATTGGATGAAGGTAAATGCACATTCTGATGTTTACCATGATGAAGAGCTAATGTCTCTTGCAGTACCTATGCTTGAGTATGCAGACTTTGATGTAGAAGCAAAAAACAAAGAATATGCTATTGCTCGTTTTTACAAGTTTATCAAAGAAGAAGAAGAAATGGCTGGAGAACCTCTAGTGTGTAAAACCCTGTGAGCGGTCAAAGGCAATTTTTAAAAATGTGGGCTCGCGTTGTTGGTATGCCAATAGGTATAACTGACGATGACGAACCTACATTTTTACCTATTACACAAAGAAGTGTAAAACGCGCTTTAGCTCTTAGAACCTTTTGGATCATACTTCATATAGTTACTTGCTGCGCTATCATAGCGAATGCGATACGCCATTGGTAATCAGTAAGCAATATTTTATTTGACAGCTATCTTTCTTTGTGTTAAAATAAAGAAAAATAGGAGATAGTTTATGGCAAGAGCCGCTACAAAAACAAACGAAATTTCTGAAACAAAAATCAGACAAGCAATCTGGATGGTAAAAGCAAATAAGACTAAAAAGTCTATTTGTGGGCATTTGGGTATTGCATATAACACAAAGCGTCTTGATACTATTTTGCAAGAATTTCAAGATAGAGAGACTCGCCTCAAAGAATTAAAGAAAAAACGTTCTAAAACACCTTTTACAGAGGCAGAAAAGAAGCAAATTGTAAACGACTATAACAATAGCGAGAGTCAATCAGCTATTGCTACACGCTTATATGCATCACCACAACGTATTAAGAATGTTCTTATTGAAATGAATGTACCTATCCGTGCAAGATCAAAGCGCGGAGAAGCAAAGGTAGATCACGTTGTCCAAGACTTAGATGTTATCTTTAAAGAAGGTGATAGAGTTTTCATTCCTAAGATTAACTCTTTTGGAAAAGTAAAACAAGTGTTTGACGAAGAATGGATTGATTATCATCGTCAACCAGAACGTCGTCGTTATGTAGAGCTACATGGACTTGAAGCTGCCAAGAAAAAGTATGGAACCGATTTTGAAGGTCGCGAAGATGTTCATTGGAATATCTATTGGCAGTATGAAGACGGTAGTGAATGGAAAGAAATGGCAATTAAAGAAAAGATTAGATACACAGAAAGTGTAATTGAAGAAACTGGACGAGAATATTACAGAATCTTCGTAGACGGAGACTATGGGCATTTTAGAGATGAACTTAGAGAAAACTTATTTCCAATAAAGAGTAATTAATGACATTAGACTTACAAAAAGTAACTTTACGAAGACTTTTAGAAACACAAAATCACGACTTATATTCAAAATTGGTAGCGCCCTATTTTAGTGGCGCTAACTCTATTATATATAGAAAGATTCAAAGTTTTTATAAAGCTAATATGAGAATTCCTTCCATTGATGAGTTTGTAGCTCTCAAAAAGGATTTATCAACACAAGAGTACTTAGAAACAGAAATTATTGATGAAGAAAATAGAGCTGACGATGTCCAAAACGAGTTTTTGGTTTCTCAGCTACAGGATTTTTATATCCGGGAAGAGACAATCGGATTTTTGGACAATTTTATTGATAACTTAGATGACTTAGAAAAAGTTGAAATTGTGGACAAATTTCAAACACATCTGTTAAATCTTAATCAAGCTATTCCAATGGCTGATGAGTTATATGATGTTGCGGAACTTGAACTATTTCCAGACGATGATGATTTTAAAATTTACACCTCTGGTCTTAGTGCTGAGTATGACGCTGTAAATGGTGGATTTGCTTCTCAAGAACTTGTACTTCTTGGAGGTAGAAGAGGTAGTGGTAAATCTATCATAAGTGTGAATTTAGCTTTAAATAGATTCTTACAAGGAAATACTGTAGGATTTTTTACTATTGAAATGAGATACAAAGAAGTTTATGATCGTATCTTAAGTATTATTAGTGAAGTTCCTTTTCTCAATATCTTTAGAAACAAGTTAACAGAAACTGAAAAACTGTCTATTGTGAAAGCAAAGATAGAAACTTTCTATAAACCAAATAGTGAACTTGATCTACAAGTTAAAAACCTGGTAACAGATAAAGATTTTAAAAAGTTTGAAAACTACTTAAAAATTGAAAAGCCAGAATTAAAAGATCACAGATTGTTTATTATTGATGATGAGTCTTTAACTCTAAATAGAATTGACCATTATTGTAATCTATTTTCTAACAAATATCCAAAGTATAATATGGCAGTAGTAGATTATATTAATATCATTAAACATGAAGATAATAAAGATTGGAAGAGTCAGATTGTTCTTGCTGAAGCTCTAAAGAGTATGAGTCGTAAATATGACCTTACAGTTCTAAGTCCGTATCAGATTGATGCTACAGGCGAAGCTAGATTCTCTAAGGGTATTCTTGATAGTGCAGATAGAAGTTTTAACTTTTTTCCTGCAGAAGAAGGAGAAGGTAGAGAACAGACCAACAAAATTACTATTCACACTACAAAGATTCGAAACGGTAAGCATATGAGTTTTGATGTGTATATGGATTGGCCTTGTGTAAAGATTAACCCAAACATAACAGAAATTAATAATGAACACCCTCACAAAGCAGCTATGTTTGGATCAGATGAAAAGGATAAAGACTTATGATGTGGAGACGAACTTATAATATGTTAAATTCTCGCTACCTAACTAGTGAGGGTAGTGGAACTATTATAGAAACAAAATACTTATGTGAAGAACATAAGTCTGTGCAGCACTTAATTAATGTTTGTAAGGAAAACTGTACAGGAACGTGGGGAGTAGCGTACTATCCAGATAAGTATTCTGGGATTACTTTTAGGTTTTTTAGAGATGAAGATGCAGAATTTTTTAATAAAGCTTTACAGCAAGAGGAAGGTGGAAATTAGTGGATATAGTTGAAATATTAGATAAAAAAGGAATTGAGTATAAAAAATCAAATAATCCTTCTGAAATACTTGTGAAATGTACTAGTGGACTACATGATGATAGCAACCCAAGTATGCAATATAATCTAGATAAAAATATATTTCATTGTTGGGCTTGTAACTTTTCTGGGGGTTCTTCTAAGTTTCTTGCTTCTGTAGGGATTCACACAAAAATACCTATTACCAGTAAGCAACCTTATAAGATTAGAAAACTTAGAGAAAAACTAAACCAAAAGATAGAATATGGTAGCTTTGTGCTACCTAAAAATACTCGTCCAGTACAAGAGTCTTATAGAACAATTTCTTTAGAAACTCTAAAGAAGTTTAAAGCTTTCTATACTTCTGAATACAATATGGAAGATTATCTTTGCATACCTGTATATCAATTTGGTAAACTAAGATTTATAGAAGGTAGAAATAAGTTTTCTAACAATGGAAAATCAAAATACTATCGACAACCACAAAATGCTCAGAGTGCTGATATTCTTTTTCCTATTGACTTTATTAGTGATAAAAAACATCTAATATTAGTCGAAGGCTTGTTTGATATGTTAAATATGTGGGAAATGGGATATACAAATACTGTCTGTATTTTTGGAACATCAAATTTTAGTAATAAAAAGATTGATATTCTAGAAAAATTAGGAGTAGTTAAGGTAACTATCTTAATGGACGGAGATGATGCTGGTAAACGAGCAGCAAAAAGAATAAAAGGATTTTTAGAAAAAGTGGATATTCAATCAAAAATCGTGGGCTTACCCTATGGAAGGGACCCTGGAGATTTACAAAAAACAGAAATTAACTATTTACTAGGAGGTATAAATGACTGATACTTGTTTTGTCTTTGCATCAACGGCAGAAAAAGATCCTGAAGCAGTAATTAACAAATATTTACCTGATTCTATTGAGGATTATGATGTACATTTCTTATGCTCAGACGCTAAAGAAAAGATTTTAAAGAAAGATATCGACATGGACATGTCGGTGTTAGATAGCTATAAGCTTGTTTGTCCTGTAGGGGCAGAGCCCTTAAAGTATGTTGCAGGAATAACTGGTATTACAAAGTATAACGGAGTGCATATTGAGAAAAAATATTTACCAATTATGCACCCTAATCTTATTGTATTCAAGCCACAGTACGAAGATGAGATTATTAAAGCATTCAATAAAATTCCAGAAATTGTTTCTGGAGAAGACTTTGCTGTAACTGTTGAAAAACACTATGAAATCATTGACAATGTTAAAAGTTTCAATGACTATGTAGAAAAGATGCAGGCAACAGATAAGATTGTAGTTGATATTGAAACATCTAGCCTATCCCCTAGAACAGGAAATGTTTTAGGTATTGCACTTAGTACACAACCTCATGAGGGTATTTATGTTTTAAGCGAAGTACTTGATGAAGTAATGGCAAAAGATGAGGACGATACTGTTTTGCACAAACTCTTCAGAGAAAAACACTGTATTTTTCACAATGCAAAGTTTGATATTGCGTTCTTAAAGTATGAATTTGGATTTGAATTTCCAAATTTTGATGATACTATGCTAATGCACTATTGCTTGGAAGAAGCAGTTGGGACACATGGGTTAAAACCTTTAGCACTAAGATTTACTGATCTAGGAGACTACGAAAGAGAACTAGATGAGTACAAGAAAACTTTTGCTCGTAAGAATAAAATTAAGTTAGAAGATTTCAATTATGGTATGCTTCCAACCGATATTCTCGCCCCTTATGCTTGTAAAGATGCTGACGCTACTTTTCAACTTTACGAAAAGTTTTCGCCACTAGTTTTGGGAAACCAAAGGTTCAAAAAGCTGTATAGTGAGATATTAATTCCTGCTACGCGCGCTTTGATGAAGCTTGAAAACAATGGTGGACCTATTGATGTTAAAGCTTTGGCAGAACTAGATAGTAATTATGAAATTGATATTGAAGAGTGTCAGAATGAGATTTTCATGCATGAAGCAGTTCAAAGATTTGAAAGAATCTATGAAAAAACTTTTAATCCTAATAGTACTGCTCAACTTAGAGATTTGTTCTTCACAATCTTGAAGCTAAAACCAACTAAAAAGACAGCGACAGGTGCTTGGTCTGTAGACAAAGAAGTTCTATCAGAACTAGAGCACCCACTTGCAGAAGCTGTTTTAGATTTAAGAGAAAAGAATAAGCTCCGTGGCACTTACATTGCAAATATCATCAAGGGAATTAACAAAGATCACAGACTAAGAAGTGGTTTTAATATTCAAGGAACTACAAGTGGTCGTCTATCAAGTTCTGGAGTTCTCAATTATCAGAATATTCCTCGTGATAATAAAGATATTAAGAAGATGTTTAGAGCTAGAGACGGTTTTACTATTGTCCAAGGCGACTTAGGAACTGCAGAAGTTTATTATGCAGCTGCACTAAGTAATGACCAGTTTTTACAACGAGCTTTTATTGATAAACTCGACTTCCATTCTTATATAGCAAAACAAATATTTAACTTGCCATGTGAGATTAATGAAGTTAAAACTTTGTTCCCAGATAAAAGACAGCACGCTAAAGCAATTACTTTCGGTATCATGTACCAAGCAGGACCAGCAAAAATTGCGGAAACTGCAGAAGTTGAGACTGCTGAAGCTAGAATGTTCATTAACAAATACTTCAAAGAAGCTCGTCAGCTTAAAAACTTCATTGATAGTAGCAACACTTTCATTGAAAATAATGCGTACATTTATAGTTTCTTTGGTAGAAAACGTAGACTTCCAGAGTCTCGTTCCCCTAATCCAGGGGTTGCTAAACACGCAATCAGATCAGGGGTTAACTTCTTGGTTCAGAGCGTAGCTTCAGACATTAACTTGTTTGGCCTAATTGATTTGATTAATTGGATTGACGAAGAAAATATAGGAAATGATATTATTCCGTTTACAGTTGTTCACGACTCAATTGTTGCAGAAGTTAAAACAGAACTTGTTGATGACTATATTGCTAAAACAAAAATCTTCATTCAAAAAGATAGGGGATGCTCTATTCCTGACTGCCCAATCGGTATGGATTTTGAACTAGGTCCTAGTTGGGGTGAGCTAGAAAACTACTAATGAGTAAGTTTAAGGGCATAGAATATCCTTTTTATGCCCTTAGAGATAAGCCTCACGATATTAGATTTACTCTAAATACTGTAGAAATACAATTATCGTCTAATGACACTCAGTGGAGAGTATTAGACGATAGAACTTTACAAGGAGACTATTTCAATAGACAAGTACAGATGTTAAATCTAAAATATACTAAAGTTAATTTCAACTATACTTGTCGTAATTTATCAGAAATATTAAATTCTAAAACAAAGTGGGGATTGGATAGTAAAGCAAAGATATTTGACTTTACAACAAAAGAAAAATTTAAGTTAACTTGTAAAAAAATTAAAAAAATAAAAGAAAATTTAGTTTGGGTAGAAAACATTAGTTATCCTTTTAAATTAAATACTTCTAAGATTAACATTAATGATGTATATTATCTAACATTGGTATACGTGGACAATCAATGGTATCCCTTAGAATTTTCTTTTTCAAAACACAATAGGATTGCCGCATATTTATGAATAAAATAGTAATAAAACACGCCACAATAACAGATAAAATATACATGAACGCAGATGATATAGAAGATGTTGATTCTTTTTTACAAGCATATACGTATAATATAGGTGATGAGATACTATTTACTTATGAATATGATGAAGAAAAAGACATTTATGCTGTCCCTAGTAACTCTTACAAAAAATTATCCCTAACAGAATATGAAGATTTAAGAAACTTTGAAGACTCTGATACTAAATTCAGTTTTCAAGGTAAGCTTAGACCTGAGCAAGAGGCCATGGTTGATGACTTTTTCTCTATTGGAGATAGATTGAGAAGTGGTCTATTCCAGGCTCCTTGTGGGTGGGGTAAAACATATGTTGCATGTAATTTGATCGCTCGTTCTAACAAAAAAACTTTAATACTAGTTCACACTAAGTTATTATTTAGACAGTGGATCGACGAATTAGAATCTCAAATCCCTGATGTAGATATAGGCAGAATTGGAGATGGGCTATATGCTGTGGAAGATATTACTGTTGGTATCTATAAAAGTGTACTAAATAATATGGAAGATTTACATGATAGGTTTAGCCTATTAGTGGTAGATGAAGCACACTTATGTCCTGCAGATATGTTTTCTCAAGCAGTAAACTCTGTTAATTGTAGAGCAAAAATTGCTATTACAGCAACTCCAAGAAGAAAAGACGGAAAACACGTTTATCTAGATGATTATTTTACAGATTTTAAATCTTTTGCGGTGGACCCAAGAGTTTTAGAAATACCAAAAGTAGAAATTATATCAACAGACATTAATTTTAGGGTTCTTGATCCAAAGCGTGACTGGAGTAGGCAAATAAATAAGTTATCTAACAATAAGAATTATTTAAAGCTTTTGGCAGAAACAGCGATTACAAAAATTGCAAATGGACGTTGTCCTCTTATTCTAGCAGATAGATTAGATATGCTAAAAGAATTAAATAAAATGATTCCTAGAAGTGTTTTGATGATAGGCTCTACAAAAGAAGAAGAAAGAAAAGAAGCACTTGAAAATGTAGGAATAAAATATGATTGTGTTTTAAGTACAAAGCTATTTGATGAAGGTATTAGTTGTCACAGATTAGATACTCTATTTCTAACTTGTCCTAGTAATAATCCTATTAAGTTAGAACAAAGAATAGGTAGAATTATTAGAGAACATCCAGAAAAACAAAGACCTTTAGTAGTAGATTTTTGGCTTAAAGGTCCTATTGTGGGTAAGCAACAAAAGAGTAGATTTGATTGGTATCAGAGACAGAAGTATGAAACGTAAAACATATTTTAATTGGTACGAGTTAAAAAAAGACGCTAAAGAAGAACCCGCAGGCATATTAATCTTGACCTATGCTCTATATAAAGGGTATAATACATTATTGAGTAAAAATGCAAATAAACTAATGACAAAGTTACATATAGATGTAATTCCAAGAGTCATATTAAAAAATGATTATGTCTTAGTTTCTAAAAATTATAAGGAACTTATTGTAAACTATAAGTGTAAAGAACCTCAAAGTTATTTTACTAACGGAAATTTTCTTACAGCGATTTGTCCTGTTAGAAAAAAGTTAGAATACTTATACTTACTATCTATGCGACCAATTAATGATAAGTCCGCTAGAATTCCTTTAAATTATTTAAATGATGAGCAGTTAGATTGGTCTGCAAATAATCCATTTATAAAAACCATCGAAGAAAACATAGTTTTCGTTCCAGAATTAATACGAAACAGAGGAGAAAAAAAGTATGGTATCATGGGATAAAGCAAAAGGAGCAACAGGCTCCAATACACAACGCCGAGAAGTACAACGTCTATCACTAAATATTGGTGATACGAAGGTTAGACTTGTTGGAGATGTACTACCACGATATGTTTATTGGGTAGTAACAAATGAAGGTAAGAAGATGCCAGTTGAGTGTCTTCGTTTCAACCGAAATACAGAAACCTTTGACGATTCTCAGCCAGACCCTTTTAAGGAGTTGGATGAGGCTATTTTTGCAGATAAGCCACAATTTGCTTATGTCTGTAATGTTTTAGATCGAGGAGACAACTCAATTAAGCTATTCGATCTGCGTTCAACCATTTATCGTCAGATTGTTGATTACGCATCAAATCCAGAGTATGGAAACCCTGCTGACTCAGAAACAGGGTATGATATTACAATTAAGAAAGAGAAGACAGGTCCTCTTCCACAAAACGTAAAGTATACCTGTATTCCTGCTCGTAACAGTGTTGCGCTAATTGCAGCTGAACAAGAGATGGAGTTATTTGATCTAAATCGGATCTACAAGCGTCAATCTTATGATGAACAAAAGCAATGGCTTCTACAGAACACAGCATATTTTGCTGGAGACGCTGGGGATGAGATGATTGCTGAAACAGCAGAGGACCTTGATTAATGGTAAAACTTTCTGAGATTAATGTGGATGAGAATTCCACAGTTTCCGAAGAGGAAGTCTTAGAAAACAGAAGCATGGAATCTGCCCCAATTGATAAGGAGTTTCTAAAGAAACAAAATGTTTTCTTTGCTACTCCTTGTTATGGAGGTCTGATTACAGATCAGTATTTTCTAAGTATGTTTAAGACAATTCAGGAACTTAACAGACTTCCTATGAACTACAGAGTTACTACTCTAAGAAATGAAAGTCTTGTAACTCGCGCAAGAAATATTTGCACAGCAATGTTTCTTGATAGTGATGCAACCCATCTATTTTTTATTGATGCTGATATCGAATTTGACGCCGAATCTATTATGAGAGCAATCTCTGCAGATAAGGACGTAGTAGTAGGCGCTTATCCTAAAAAAGCTCTACCGATTCAGTATGCATTAAACTTTAAGTTTGTTGACCCAATTAATAAAAGAATTCGTTATGAAAACGGATTAGTTGAAGTGCTAGATGCCAGCACAGGTTTCTTCTGTATTAAAAGGTCAGTTATTGAAAAAATGATGATTGCACACCCAGAACTACACTATAAAAATGATAGTAATATTGACCCTAAGATGGCAAAATACTGTTATGCATTTTTTGATACACATATTGATGAAGAAGATCGACGCTACCTATCAGAAGACTATAGATTCTGTCGTCTATGGCAAAAGATGGGCGGAGAGATTTGGCTTGATCCTAGGACTAAATTAAACCACGTCGGCTCATATACTTTTGAAGGTGATGTTTCAAAAATTATTAGCGTAAATGATGGAAAATGAGTAATATAAAATTTCATTTAGTTAGAGAGTGGGAGGGTTTGGATATTCCAAACCCTTTTCCTGCTTCAAAGGCTATTCCTGACTGGATGAAGCACTTATCTCCACAAACAGAAGTAGAAGATTATCAAACTGTTAAGAAATGTGTACCATTTTTGGACGCGATGACTGCAGGGTATATTATCCCTCTACCGTTTGATATAACTATTGCAGTCACAAAAACAGGTAATAGGTTGTTGTGGAAAGATGAAGAAGAAAAGCAAAGACTTTCTAAGTATACTTTAATAGAAAATCATGATGCTTCTCAATATCCTGGGTCACCGTTTGCTGATTTTAAAGTAATAAAATTTTACAACCCTTGGATTATAGAAACATCTCCTAACACTTCTTGTATATTTACCCCGCCTCTTAACAGACACGATATTCCTTTTGTACCCTTATCAGGAGTTGTTGATACAGATCAATATTTTAATACTGTGAACCTTCCTTGCATATTTCCAGGACTAGAGATTGGTAGTCAAATAGACTTAAAAAAGGGAACTCCCATGATTCAAGTTATCCCATTCAAGAGACAAGAATGGAAATCCAGCACTACAAATTTAAAAAGTGGAGTATTGACAAGAGCACACGAAACTAGGGAAGATATGCGATTAGATAGAAAAGATTGGTATCGGAGAAAAAAGTGGCAGAAAAAGAGTTTTCGCTAGACGCAACTGTGACGTCGCAGACGTTAATGCGCTACGCGCATCCAGCTGTGTCTCTCCGAGACAACGTTAACTCACAGCGTGTTCGCCATGTTCAACAGCTCTTCACCTACGGTGTGAAGGTTTTCACTAAATTACAAAGTAATAATAGCATACTATTTGCGTTTCGTCAACTTGGTAAAACTAAATTTTTACCCTTGCTCTTGACGAGGATGTTTTGTAATGAAACTGTAACATAATTGTAGTATAATACGTATTATACCGCTTGGTATACTAATTAAAATTTATATAGAAAGAAGATACTTTAATGGATATGTTAACTATCTGGATGGTACTAGGCTTTTTAATGGCTGCTTACAGTGTCATCGCAAACGATTCTGTGCAAACTCTCGGCACATGGATCGCTTCTAATCACGAACATTTTAGTTGGACTAAGCTCTGGGCCGCCGCTTCGGCGGTTTTGCTTTGGGCGCTATGGTATGGATGGTATGTCAACGGAGGAGACATTTCATACGGACGTTTAACTAAGATTCCTTTTCAAGAGATTCAATGGTATCACGCAGCGGCTCCTGCCGTACTCCTTGTGCTAACTCGCATTGGTGTGCCAGTCTCTACATCCTTCCTTGTTCTTTCAGCTTTTGCGTCAACCTTTGTGTTGGAAAAGATGCTGATGAAATCAATCATGGGTTATGCTGTAGCCGCTGTGGCAGCTTATGCTCTTTGGCACATCATTGCTCGATTAATTAATGAAAAGAAACCTATTGGTGATCACTGGAGTCGCCCTTATTGGCGTGTAGCACAGTGGGGAACAACAGGTCTACTTTGGTGGACTTGGTTATCGCACGACATGGC